ATTAATGTTTCAGGTATAACCGGCGGGACTGGCGTTCAAATATTAGACGCAAGGATTGATTATAATAGTTGGACTATACCAAACAACGAAATTATGGTTTTAACCGGCACTCCTACAGATGCTGATGATTTTTTATTAGTATATGAAAATCTTGGAGCAACAGGAGCGTATATCAGCGGAATTAATTTAGATCCTGTTAGTGGTATTTCAACAGGTATATTATCTAGTGTAGATCCTTTATCTGGTACAGTTGACCCATTTCAATCTAAAATATTTGATTTTGGGATGTACAGCGGATTAGGTGATGGTGGCTTTTCAGGAACATATAGAACAGATATAGAAACATTGCATGACTCTAGCGGATTTCTAATAGATAATCCTTTTTACTTTAGTTTGGTAGGAGTCGGTACTGGAACTGGAGGAGGTCCTACTGGAGGAGGTCCTACTGGGAGCGAGCCAAGTGGTGGCCCTGGAGATATGCCTGATCCGGGTTAATATAGAAATGGAGAAAAGATGGACAATAGAGATAAAAGAGATTTAAAAAAAACGATAGAAGAACTTAAAGAGCAAGGAGTAAGTATCAATGATGAGAAAATGGAAGGCTTAGGCGACTTGGTAGAGTCTACACTATCTAAATTCGGCATAACTCAAGAAAGATTCAAGAGTTGGTTTGGGCTAAAGGCTTGCGGGTGTGATGAAAGAAAACAGTGGTTGAATAAGATATTGCCTTTTGGCAAAAAAGAAAGTACTGAAGAAGATAATAAATAAACTAATTCGGGGGTAATCATGACAGATATACTAGGTATAATCATAGAGTATTTTTTCTCCATATTCCCCCGATTTCAAATATGCCAGATAGATGAAGCTGTATCGGTTAACAGGGGTAATAATCTAATAATAAAAAGGCATTCTACCTTCTACTGGCCTTGGTGTACAGAAGTAGCTATATGGAATATGACTCATCAAGTATCTGGTGGTCATGAACAAAAGGCAACCACGTTAGATAATAAGACAATAGCATATGAGATATTCTTTTATTGGAAGAATACAGATATCAAAAGCTCTCAAGTAGACTTTGGGGAAGAGCCTATATCCGCCATCAATAGTTACATAACACATCTAGTTTGCTCAATAGCCTCCTCTCACTCTTTCAGTACTTTCAAAACTAACTCTAAAAAGATAAATGACTATATACAAAAAAAAGTATCTAAGAAATTCTCTTTTTATGGAGAGATCTCAGATACTTATTTAGTTGGACTTGTAGAAGTTAACCCGATATTACATATGGGTGGAGCTGAGTTTGCTAATCTTACTGCCCCAATTTAGTTTCTAAGGCCTTGATCTTAACATTTAATTCCGATATAGACAAATTAACTTCTTTTAACTCATCCATATCCCCCGGTATTTCTACATTTAATTCTGAAATACGTTCTTTAATGATATCTAATGCTTTTTTTAGAGTATTTCTTTCTTCTTGAGACTCGCTAAGCTCATCCCTTAACTCTTTCAAGTCGCCTTTCAGCTTATTACGCTGTGCTACTAAAGGCACTTTTTCTGCTTTTAATTCTTCTAACATGATCTCGTCCTCGCTTGGTTCGGGTGGTACTGGGGGTTCTGCGTTGGTAGAAAATTCAAACCAATTTATACTCCACCAGCCGTTAGTTGTTGATGTAAATGTTAATGTATAGTCGCCAGCTTTTAAATTTTTAACTGACTTGCTAGATGTAGCCCATTTATCTTTAGTGTCGGATGTTGAGAATGAACCTATTGTTTCCCCACCTAACTTTAGGGTAAAGTTTTTATTCTCTGGGGTTTTTGCCCTAACTTTCACAACATAATCTCCATCTGCCTTTAAAGAGATGTTATATGTTGCTGTTTCCCCATTATCTATGTAGGCAATATGCTGCCCGCCACCTACATCACTAGTGCCTAACTTATATAGGCCATCACCTGAAATAAAGTCTTCAGCCTGAATTAGTATCTTATTTTTACCACTAGGTAGCTCAGGGTCTGGTTTAGGAGGTATAGGAGTTGGCGTAGGGGTCGGCGTAGGGGTCGGGGTAGGAGAACTAGGCTTTCCAAGCCTTGCTTGTAATTTAGATGCCTCCCAAGGACTTGTCCAAGTAGGATATCGTTTATATTTTGGCGTTCTGCCATCATCTGGATGCATAAGATGGCTATATCTTACACCATTCTCTACAAAAGAACCACTATTATGAGGCCCAAGCAGGCTGTAGCTATGGCATAGTTCATGAAGTGCTATTACTTGTATTTTACCCTTACCCCAACCTCTAGGGTCTCTCGCATTTATCATAATATGTTGCGAGCTGAAATAAGTACCAGCATACGAGTCTCTATGATATTCAATAACAAATACATAGTTTGCACTACCGCTAGACACACGCTTAAATTCAGTGCCTAATTTGTTTGATAAACCGATTTTAATCGCCTCATCAATATATTCTATGACTGTATTCCTAGGTACTTTTTTGCCTTTGTCTTTAAGGTCTGAGGTAAATACCACTTTATATGTAATAGTTCTACTGGCACCCATTACCATTTTAGATAAATCGCTAATTATATCAGGTTCTTCGTGAGCCCCAGCTTTACAGTTGCCCCAATTATTCCATATTTCTGACATTATATTACCTTTCAATTATAAAAAAAAGGGGACAGAAAACTGCCCCGACATAAGCTTCCTATAGTATAATACACCTTATATTACATTTTAGGTTCTTTTTTTATAGATATACCACCCATTGTGTGGTAGGAATCCACTATGCTCTTCCGCATATTTGCAATCTTCTGGTCTTTCTGCTTTTTGTGTGTCTGACAATTTGTCAGCTCTATTTTTAGCAAATAATTGCCCTTCCTTTTTGGTTACACCAAATGGTAGTTTAGCCCTGCACTCAAAATCTTGGCACACCATTTCATACCAATCATTACCATCTTTATCTTTTCGACAAACAAATGTCACGTTAGATGATTTGCACTTACCACACTCTGGATGGTCAAAAACTTCTTTGACCCTTGCTATGCCTTTAAATAAGTCTTTTTCTGTAGACTCCTCTACCTCAACAAAAATTCCGCTAGTTACTTTTACTTGAGCTTTCATTAATTACCTTTATAAAAAATACCTTTCCAACTTTTCTTATAGCCCATAATTTCTTTTTCTGGACTACCTTTCTTTCTTTGCAAACCAGATAAGCCATTTAATAAAATTTGGCCATCTGAGTTAGACAAATCATCTATATATTCTGCCTCCTTGTAGATGCCATTTACATACTTCTTAACATCTATATCCATTCTTCGGCACATCTCATTTATAGCTAATACTTGCTGATCTGACAACGTACCGGAATTTCTTACTTCTGCGATTTCTTGATCCTCATTTTCAGACTGTAGTTCTTCATGGGCTAATACAGTTATATTTAAGGCACGTCTCAAAGCCTTGCTTTCTGCTCTTGTGTCTGCCGAGCCAACTAAATGCTTATTAAAAGGAGCTGGCGTATTATATTCACTAACATCAACACATGCCTGTATTACTTTAGTAGCAAATGATTCATCTCTAATCATCATAGTATGCTTAACAGTAGCTCTTGGGTTTTCCCTTGTAGGACATTGTAGGACGTCACTATGTGATTCTACAATTTCCCCAATTTCCTGCTCTACTAATCTTCTAAGCCCTATCACCGTAGGATTGCCTTGGTAAAGCTCATGGTCATGTAGTTGGCTTAATAAATATTCAGTCCAATCGGGGCTGCTTTTATCCACACGAACAGTTTCCTCAACATCTCCTAGCTCTACTTCTACAACCTCTACAGAGTCTAAGATTTCTTCCTCTTTTGATTTACTCATAATCTTATAAGCCTTTCTTCTTTTCCTAGTTTATTTTTACTAATTAATTCCAACTTCTCAAGTAACGTATCTTTAATGTCCCTCTCAAATTTTTGACTAGTATTCTTAGGTACTTTGATACGGATTATAAACATACCCTTTCCTAGTATCAAACCGTCCTTTTGTTTATCAGCCTTTTGCTGAGCTAATAATCTATCTGGCCCAAATACATCCATATAATGAATAGGCCCATCAACTTCAATAGCAGTGTTAAGATGAGCCACCATCATATCTACCTCCATCTTCTCATTATTAAGCCAATGCTTCTTATGGAAATCAACCACATATCCTGCCTCAACAAGTACTTTCAAAATGTATCTTTCTATTTTTGAGCCCTTCCTGCCAGTCTCATTCATTGCACGATAAGCCTTTTCCCTCATTTTTTGGATTTGCCCATCGTCTCTTTCGTCCCATCTTGCCTTAGAGTCTTCCTGTATTTGCTTATACTCTTCTTCAGACATATCACTCCATCTTTGGCTATTCTTCTCGCTAATTTTCTTCTTAGTTTCGTCACTTCTTACTCTGCCTTTAGTTGGGTGCTGTACTAAACCTTGTTCTAAAAGAAGTTTCTGTGTTTCACTTTTATCTCTTATTTCATATCCATGTTTAATCATTAGCCTTCTGATTTTATTTGTATATGTATTGTATAGCTTGGCTATGGAAGAGATAGTATGACCTTCATCATATAGTTCTTTAATTTTAGTTACGTCCATATTTTTTCTCCAATATTTGACCAGTCATCAACTATTTCAATGGCCTGATTAGTAAGTTTCTCTAAGATTTCTTTTTGACTTTCATTCTTGCAAATTATCTTAATGTTTTCATCTAGTAATGTTCTTTCCATAAATTTAAAGTGTAGGTCAGGGCTATCACACCAATCAAGATCTGTACAATAATAATATAGATCTTTTTTTAGAAGGCATTTCTTAGCCCTCAATAAGCAATCAAGCTCATTTGTTACTAGTACTCCCTTAAAATGAAAAGCCTCAATTAACTGCATCGTTGCTACATCAATTGTCACATTAGGTGATACTAGATTACAAAAAATAGTTACTTGATAATCCTTAGATAGTTCAGCAATTTTATTAGTTTCTTCTTGCTCTAAAACATATTTCTTCATTATTCCTATGTTCATTTGATTAGATCTCCATTCTTTTGCAATATCTTATCTAGATATATATCTTCTACCTGTAAGTTTGAAAGTACTGAGTGAAGATGGATAAAAGATGAGTCGGATTCTTTTTCTGACACCTTATAGTTATCCTCCATGATTTTGTCAAAAGCTTCTATGAACGAAGGCATGTCATTGTAATGCTCTGTTGTTGTATCTAGATAATTTTTATTACCGAATGCTAGAGTCTTCTTTTTAAAGAAATACGCATCCATATAAGAATATTGTTGTGTAATATCTATTATACAATCACTACTGGCAATTACGTTTGCCCTTTCCCTCATATCTATTTGTCCTAAATATTGTGGCCTTTCACACTTAGACCCATAGACTTTATAGTTATAGTCTTTAGAAACATAGTCCATCATCATACTGAATATAGGAGTGCTGTGATAGAAATCACTTAAAATAAATGAAACATCTGCAAGGTTTGCTTTATTTATTTTACCTCCAGCGATCTGAGCTATGTTCACACAGGGTTTTTCTAGCAGCCTTATAAATTTAAATTCATATTTTTGATTAGCTATATTCATACTAGTATCATCTATAGTAGAATTTGGAGATGCCATTATCACTTCTGGTTTTAGCTCATAAAACATGTCTAGTGTAGGCTTATGATTTGGTTCCCATATAGTTACATCTAGACCTTCTACAGCTGCCGCAGCTGATGCTAGACATTGTGTATATCGGTTATTAGTATGTTCAAATACTATTTTCATGTTTTTCCTTTATAAATTTTAAATCTTTTGGGTTATCTATATCATATGAAAAAATATCAGGACTATATATTCCTTTTATATTTCCGTTTTTATCAATAATATAGTTTATAGCTTCAAACATATATTTTGTTTTATTGTCACTATTTAAAACATATTTTTTGAATAATTGAAGCTCTTTTCCTTTTAAGTATATTATCTGTGACCACTTATTAGGCAGGTCATACATAACATTGCTTACATTATTACTGCCGTCCCTTATACATCCGACTTCATCATTACTCATTGAGTCGGATATTGTCATGCTACTATACTTAACATCTAAGTGAGATAAGGCTGGTAAATTAAAGTATAGGTCGCCAAGCACAATCAGTAATTCATCACAATTTTGATTGGCCCTTAAGCCTATAGAGATGCTTTTAATGATGTTGGTGCTGTAATACATAGGATTTTCTAGTCTAATAACATCATGGCTAATTGCATCCATAACTTTTTCAGAACTAAATCCAGATACTACCGCTATATTAGCTAGTGGGAAAACTTTTTTTATCTGTGATATCTGCCTATTAATCAGCATCTCTCCACCAATTTTAATTAATCCTTGCGGGCCATAAGACTTCATCCTATTACCCATACCAGCGGTTGGTATAATAGTAAATACTTCTTTGTCCTTTAGTTCTGGAAAAATCTTGGCATGATATTTACGCATTATTTTCTGCCTTATTACATAAAAACTCTATTTTTTCTTTTAATGTGCCGTCAACAGCATTCCCATTTAATGTTGTATGAAAAGCTTTAAAAAAAGTATCTCCATAACCATGTTCTATAATAGCTATTTCTTTTAGGTCTTCAAAAATCAAATTATGTATACCTTGATAATGATCAACATCTGGTATAGATTCGAATACTGTATAGAACGAATAGTTATCTTTTCTGAATTTATCAAAAGCAATATCTACCTGAGAGTATTTGTCATACTGCGGCTCTACAACTTGCAAATACCACTTATTTAATCTCTCGTCATTTAAATGTTCTATTAAATGTGTAGGATAAATATATTCGGTTTGCGGGTATATAATAGTTAAGTAATCTGGTAGGCGGCTCATCTTTTTTAATGCAGAAATATAATCTTTCACATCTTGTATTGGATCATCTGCGTCATCTTTTATTAGTACGATAGCATGCCATTTCATATAGATTTCTTTTTCAAGCTGTGTGCTTGGAGACGCACTAAATTTTGCGCCCCATTCAGCATTCCTATATTTAAGGCAGACGAAATCTTTTATGATAAAGTGATTTTTACCGCCACTTTCCATAGAAACTATTTCTTTTTTAGTTTTACTTTTCACATTATCTAAAACATCCATATTACAACCTGTTTGGTCGCTGCCTTCAAATTTTGCGAAATGGCATGATCCACAAGTTGTAAATACGTTTTGTTGTTGTTGCATTTACTGTCTCCTAGCTATAATATTATGTTGGTATTCACGACTCTTTACGTTCTCTATATAAAAACCACTATCTTCGAGGATACCTTTTATTGTTGGTATATCAAAAAATGCTGACCTTAAACCCATAGCTCTACTTACCGCAAGTAAATCTATAGAGTGATTATTGAAATCATTACACACCTTAGCCACATTTGTTATAGAGAACAATATAGTTCCTTCATGTTCCACCTTACTCAAGACAACTGGTATGATGGCATGGTGCATTTCTAAAAAGCTATGGCAATCTATATGATTGATCGAGGCATCTACTACCTGCTCAAGTTGAGATAGATGAATATTATTCAAACCATCAATACTCTCTTGCTCGTGTAAAAATAAGTTTATCTTCATTTGTTATCCTTTAAAAAACTCTATATTATAGTATACTCTATCTTCTATCAAATCCTTAAACTTTTGTTTAGTACAATCAGAAAAAGCAAGTTTATTATTTTCAGTAATCCTTTTATGATTTTTATTGTCTAAAAGGTAATCTATTTCTCCTTTAAGGGTATCTATATTTTGGATAACCTTACCATTCTTATTGTCTTCTAAAATATTTAAGTTGCTAGGAGAAGGGAAAAATAATACTGGTGTGCCAGCTTTAAGGTAGCTGAGAAGCTTTACCGTTGGGTAATTCCATGTATGAATAAATACATCAGCAGATTGTAATCTAACTTCTTCCTTTCTATCGGTAAGCATCAATAAATAATCTTCACCAATAGATTCTGAAATCTTTTGCACCACATGATTATCGCAGTAGTTATCGATCATCACCACCTTTTTGTCATGGAATGGGTTTTCTTCTAAATCTAAACCAAAAGTATAACCATCCACAATACCCATTTTTGAATAATGAGCAAGTCTTGTGCCGACAGACTCCAAATCACTATCACTGATCGTCAGCTTATTATAGCCAACCATAGGAGATATATCTTTTTCATCAACCAGCCCCATATAAATAACTGGAGCCTGAAAATAATATCCTAATTTTTGTACTTCATTAAAACCTAATAAGACATCGTCATAAAGTATATAGTCAATAGGCATATTTATGTAGTTGATTGGTATTGTAAATACGGAACCTTTATCATAGCTTAGGTTCCATGTATACTGCTCATACTGATGGCAGAATACAGTATTAAATATAGTATCAAGGCCCTTGACAAGAAGTTCAGTATTTCCTTTTCCCGGCACATAGATTACGTTGCAATTTTTAGCTTTTCTCTTTTTAGTTGTTCTTATAATATTTTCTAGCATAATAGTTCCTTGATGTTGCTTCTTGATAGTTCTGTAATCGCCTTGAAAATGTCGGTTGATAACTGCAATCTGTTCTTTTCCATTTCCCCCATCCCCTCTACAATAGAATGTACACTTGGCATTACTACTAGTTCATTCGTATTGCTAAAGTCTGGCGTCCCCTTCTTATCATAATCAATTAGACATCTTTCATAATGACTGTCAGCCACAACCATACCATGTTTATTAAATTGATTATACCTAGTTATTAAGCATGGCTTGCCTAATTGTACAGCCTTTACTAAGGTAAAATTAATATTTAAAAATGGTGGAACACTAACAACATAATCACTATTACTGATTAAGAACTCTTCCGTTATACCAGAGTCCTTACCTATAAAGATAATATTATTGTAGTTATTAGGGTGTATCTTGCACGACCTCTCAACAAGTACTTTCTCTGTCTCTTTTATATTTTCACAATAGATTATTAGCTTATATTTATGGTTATTGTGATATTTAATAGAGAATGCATTCTTGATAATAGCTAGAGTCTCTTTTGATTCAGTATTAGCATTACAAAAGATTACAGTATTATCGTCAAGGGATGGCTGCAAAGCCTTAGTATTATCATTGCTTTCTACAGATCTGTCTTTTAACAAGGGGTCAGACATATCTAGCTTGACGTTTTTCCTATCTGGCATATTTGTAGCCCATACATCATCAGCAAGATTAAATATATGCTTCAAATTATAATCTTCTGATCCAAGTGACTCTTGGTCAAAGAAAAAGATATTTTTATAAGCAGCTTGATAGATAAAATCTTTTGGAAGACAATGCTGGATAATATGCGTGTAATCTATACACGAATTTTCTTCTTCAAATTCTAGATCAAAATTGTTTACAGAATAATTGATAGGTCTAAGCATAAAGTCTACACCTGATTTTCTCAAATTTTCTATAAATATCCTAGATAATTGACCCCATCTATCAACTTGCCGATATGGCCCAATATATAAAACTCTCATTTAGTTCCTCCTACGTAAAATGGCTTTGCATTAATGTCTTGCATTCCAACCCTAATTCTTTCTACATTATTATAGTTAACAATTTTATTCCCAAACATTTTTAAGATACCTTCTCTATTCACCGCATCTAGTGATCCATAATCTAAGTTTGCACCGAAATTTAAATCTCTCAAAATTTTAGTTACCCCATATCCATAAAATTCATCTTCATTCTGCCACACCTCTCCATATAGCCACCGCAAAAAATCATGATGATGTTGAAATTCTGGGACTTCCTGTGGCATAGATTTAAATCTTGGCGGGCTATCCCATTTTCCTTCGGTCGGCTTTGGTGTATAATTATCAAAATAGTCCATCCATACTTGGGCTGTTTTATCCCAGTTATATCTTTTATTTACCATTCTAATAGTTTTATTACTAAGCTTTCTTAGCTCTTTATCTGACTTATTAAAATGATCTTCAATAATGTTTGCAAAGGCTTGATTATCTGGGTAAGCTCTTTCCGCAGAAACTCCTAGGTCCTTAAACATTTTAGCGACTGGTATTAAATATCCCCCAGTATTAGTCACAGTGTCGTGTACAGCGCTATAGTCAGTCCCAGCGATAGGAACCCCACATGCTGCTGCCTCTGGCACAGGAAGTCCAAATCCTTCGCAGTTAGCATACTGAACATACATGTCCATGGCGTTATAAATGTCTACTTGTTCTTCTACAGAAACTCCGAATCCAGAACTAGACATAACAGCAGAATAATGGTTACACTGCTTACACTTAGCCATGGCGTCACTAAAGAAAGTACTTTGGAAGGAATCACAGTTGCGGCACTTGTAAGTCGCTAATACCTTACCGTTGATGCCATAGGTGGAAATGAGGTCTGGGATATTCCAGCCTAATTTCTCTGGATAGCTAGTGTGGATATATAAATATGTTTTGTTGGCAAGTTCAGGATCAGCTTGATCTAGAAAGATTTTAAATGACTTGAATAGTTCGGGGAATAGTTTTCTAACCTGATTCCTCATTACTGTGCCAACAATATTCCAGTCTGGATTTAGGCCAAGTCTTTTTCTAACTTCTTTCTTATCTTTTCTATGGTACCTCTCGTCAATAGCTGGCGATGCACAACCTAGAACATTTAGAGTGTTTCCACTTTCTTTATTAAGCGTCTCAACGCCAAACTCTGAATATGCAAACATAGCGTCGGCTTTTGCGAACCATTCCATCCACTCTTGTTTCTGTGGGCTGGAATCACATGTTGGCATCCATACCCAATTAAAATATGGTAGTAGTGAACTATATGAAGTATGAGCATTCATCCATGGGTCTTTAATATCACATAGAACATCTGGTTTAAAGTCTAGGATAGCTTGTTCTAATCTCCATGCACCAAACTGATAAGAAGAGTTTCCGTGAAAAGACTGTAGCATTTCTGGGGAATCGTCAGGCATTGGGCTATTAGCATAAATGTCCCACGGTACTTTATAAGACTCAGCCTGATGGCGGTTCATCCCGATAGCAAACTCAGCTATTTCATACTTACCGGAATCATTCCATCTTCTCAACATATTTTCACAATAAGTAGCAAATCCTGTTGCCATTTTATGGTTTTCTGAAACCAGCATTATCCTTTTTTTACTCATATAATTTCTCTATCTTCCTGTAAAGTTTATCTCTTATGCTCTTAAATGTTTTTACATCAACTCCTAAGAAGTCACTACTACCTTGTATAGTATACTCTTCTAACTCTAGCTCTAGTATCATTTTTTCTGTATTATCCAAATTATCAGGAAGATACTCACTCAAATTTTCTCTCGGGGAATGTACAAGATTATTAGGTAAAGATTCTTTTGGGAACTTATTTAAAAACCTAAATTCCTTATAAATCTCCCACTTAATAGACTTCCATAGATAACTATTATTATCAGTCTCAGTATTATAGGTAGCATAAGCTTTCCATACACCTATACGACCTGCCTGGATCATACGATCCCGCAACTCCTTATTATCTATTGCTAACTTCCCAAGTACTTTCTTTATAATGTCCATTGCGTCATTTATTATTTTATTGCTCATATTACCTGCGAAACCTTTTCTACCTTAAATGATCCTCTGTCGTCCTTGGAACCAGAGAATAAAAATACAGATTCTGTTAGTAATATTTCTTTGTATTTAGCATATTTATCTACAAATAATACAACATTATCAAGTATAGCCGAACTATCTTGGATCTTTAAGAAAGCCATAGGTTGTCCTTTATTGTCTCCTCCTTTAATCTTGTGTTCTCTTAAATCTAATAATTCAGCCACAATATGTAGGCCATTAGTAGATAAGTTATCATTAATAAAATCTAAGCAGCTCATATTGGAGCCACTATTATCATAGCTATCAGACTTAGTGCATGTCATAGAAACACCTAATAAGTTCTTTTCTTTGATAGCCTTCCACTCAATAGGGTCTTTAAGGCTGTGGCCAGGTGTCCCGAGAGACTTAATAATCTCTAATAAATCATCATTTCTTGCTACCCTAAAAATTGGACGCTTCTTATCTTTAGGGTCATTGTTAAGCATCATATGATGTATAGCACTGGGTACATCGCTATCTGGATTATTAATTAGGAAATTTTGTATGTATGGAAGCTCTCTATCTCTGATCTCTTTAAAAATCTTAAAATCATGGAACATTTTACTACGGGTTTGCCCCATACAGTCTAACGCACCAGATAATATGAGTGATTCGAAAGAGTTTGCCTTGATATATTTTATCATAAGAGCTAAAAACGGATACCATTGTATCTCATTAATGTCAATGTTATTTTCTTTGATCCCAAATATCATTTTTTCGAATACCGATTGGCCGATACCTTTAATCTCTTGTAGGCCAAAAGTAGGTACATTGTTGATTAAGTCAAATGTGCCATTTAGATATCTAATATCTGGAGGGGAGACTTCAATATTCATCTCTTTAGCATTTTCTATAAGTTCTGCAATTTCTTGATATGTGTCAGGTTTACTAGAAGAATATCTGAGATAAGCAGTAAAAAACGATCTAGGGAAATGAGCCTTACAATAAGCTGTTTGATATGCATTCGCCGCATAAGCCATACTGTGCGATTTGTTAAACAGATATTTTTGGCCTTTCTCAATCCAATCAAAGATTTGCTCTGCTTCTTCTTTTGATACAACTCCATTGTTAATGCACCCTTCAATAAACATAGCTCTAATTTTAGCCATTAGATCAGCTTTCTTTTTCCCAATGGCTTTTCTGAGGTCGTCAGACTCTGTGAGTGTAAAGTCTGCAATTTCAGATGCGATTCTCATACTTTCTTCTTGATAGATTAAAATTCCCTGAGTAGACTTTAAAATAGGCTCTAGTGCTGGATGAAAATATTTAAGTGTATCTTTACCAGCTTTTCTGTCTACATAGTGATCTGTAAGAGACTTGCCATCGGACATACTATTTTTACAGTTATGCACAACTATATTGCCTGCTAAAAAGTTATGGTGCGGAGCCTCCATACTAATATCATAAGTATCCTTTATACCCACTGATTCTTTACCTAAATATGTCAACCACTCTATATCGGCTTGAATAGGCAAGGATACTTTTGCTTGTTCTTTTATAAGTGTTCTTTTTCTTCCGGCTATCCTATCCCCTATTTTTAAATCTTTTAGCTCTACCCATACAAGGTCAATAGTTAATATTTCATGGTCTAATGTACATTCTAGATCATAATAGCTTGGCTGTATATTTAAATGAGACTTATTTATGCTAGACGCTGAATATTTTCTAAGCTTAATTTTAAAACATTCTTTGTGCCCAGAGTAAAATATATTTTCAACATTATTATCAATATATGACCCATTTTCATCAATAGATATAATAGTTTTTGGTGGTTTGTCAACCAAGTCCCTAATTATAGAATATTTATAATTTCTTCTATTTGATCCTTTCCTACAGTATGCTTTTAGCATAATTTTATTATCTCCCGAAACGCATCCAGGCCTAATAATAGCAACGAGATCGCTAAGGTGCCCAAGTTCATCAGGGCTAACCTTTTTGGACATAAAGCTTTGCCTTTCAAGCTGGAAGATTCCTTTTGTATTACCATCTTTAAAGATATCCCAAGTTATAGGGCAGTTTAAATTTAGTTTATTGAAAGATAAATCATACTTACCATCTTCATCAAGCCCCACCTCGCATCCACAGTTAAATTTTCTTGTCATTTATACTCCTAAAAATATGCTCAATTACATCTACGGTCCATGCATTTCCGACCATCTTTTCTATTTTACTTAGACTTAAACCTAAACCAAGAAAATAATCTTCTGGTATTGTTTGTAGCCTGCACAGCTCTATTTCATTATACTTTCTAAATGGTAGTTTATTCTTATAAACATTTGGATGGCGACCAATAGGCAAATTAGTTATAACATTATCTTTTGATACAGTAGTCAAACAGCCACTTTTATCCCTATTTGTTTTTCTTACTTCCAAGCATTGAATAAGTGATAATGCCTTATTATTGTCTTCTCTTTTACCTCTATGATTTAACCTCCTACCTACAATAACTGCTTTATTTAAATAAGATCTATCTGTTAATATAGATTCTAATTTAATATTTTTATCAGCAGGTTGCTTCACATTAGGTATATTAGTCCAGTATAATCTATTCCTGTTCTGGGCAGATACCAACGCTGAATTAATCACGATAGGTGAAACTCCAAGAGCCTTAGTAATAATATCTTCACTTTTTTGCTGCATCACAACATTTTCTAAAAGGAAATACTTCGGCTTGATAGCCTCATAAATACGAAGGTACTCAAAGAATAACTTACTTCTTGGGTCATCAAAGTTAAGTTGATTGCCCGCAAAGCTGAACCCCTGGCAAGGACTCCCCCCTATAAGTAGGTCTATATTCTTGTATTTAGCGGCATCTACTTTTTCTACATCCCCAATATCAGTATAGACTGTATGGTTATGCGAAGCTACTTTAATAGCATCTTTATCAATCTCTGAAGCATAATAATTATTAACTTTAATACCGGCTCTCTTAAGTGCTATATTACCACAAGATATACCATCAAATAAACTCATAACATTCATATCATTTTCTTTTCTTATTTAAGTATTTAGTTGCTTTTGCTAGGCCAGCTTGATTATCTCCCAACATCCCAATACCCAAATTACAGGACTGACATAACCATCCCCTGAAAGTATGGAGGATAGGATCATGGTCGCAAACAAATTTTATCTTCTTCCCATCTTCGCTACTGCCACAGCATTCGCAAGACAAAGGTTTAGGCGGGGCACTCTTTTTTATATCTCTAACTTGTCCGGTCCTTTTTCTAAAGCACACTTTGCACCTAGTATCATAGCCGTCAGTATTCCTTTTATGCTTATAGAATTCCTCAATAGCCTTCTCCCGTTTACAATAAGTACAGGTTTTTTTCATAAATCCCACCTGTATCTATGGCTTCTTGTTGACTTAGTAAAGTAATCTCTTGCTTGGGCCTTTTCAAAAATCATTGACTGTGCAACTTTGGGTTTGACCAATCCAAAATATATTGCCCATTCGGGAGGGTCGTCAACATCAACCATCTCACAAAATGTGTCATCAGGTATTACTTTATCATTCCTGTCATATTCCCCCTCGATAGTTTCCCCACTAGGCATATATGGATTTTCTACTATATTTACTGAATGCATTAAAAATAATCCATCGCTATCATGGATAGTATCCACATGGTCTGTGATCTGATCTAATAAGTCAGGATGACAATATATAGTTTGTACCCGATCTAAATCTTGAATTGTTAATTTTCGCATCTAAAAACCTCCTCCTTTAAATAACTAGATAAAATACCACTACTATGTAGTATCCACCATAGTCTTCCCTTAGTTCCTGGCACTAAGCCCTCAAACCGCCCGTAAGTATTTTTACGGTTATGAGCGTATGGCATCCTTGCTAGTACTTTCTCATTTATATCAATAATTTTTGTATAAACTTTGGTTCCTGAATCTAACATTATCTCTATCCCCCTACGCCATATTGAAAGGAAATGATTTTAAATTGATAGCCTTTATAAAAAACAGACCATAAATCTTTGCCATACCCAGTCATCTGCTTGAATATAGGTTGTTCACGCCATTTTTTTACAATACCTTTCACATCTTCTGGTTTCACATTTAAAGCTCCCCATTCTAATTGAATACCAGTGTCATATCCAACTACAAGCGTAAATTCTGTGGGGTATTTCTGATAATGTATATCTGCATCGAGATATGTAGCAAATTCTATAGACTGATGGGCTTTTATGTCTACAATAGAGCCAAATTCCATTGGGTCAGTATCTATCATTTTTTATCCTCAAATATATTTCCAATTACTTCATAACTACCGTCTTTACTCATGGTTTCCGGATCAAAATTAAATGTAAACCCACAAGCATTTCCCCAATAAAAATCCTGATCAATATCATCGGCCCACTCGACTGTTGATGTAGAGAGTCCAGAGCGTACAATATCACCTTGATAAACCTCTTTGCCATTTTTGTCATACCTACCAGTATACTGTTGAACAACAACGTCTTCCATATAGCAATCCGTATTAGACCAAACTTTAGAATCCCTATTATATAAAAAAACTTCAGAACCATAGCCAAAATCTTTTAAACACAACATTGGATCTTCTTCTGCCCAAGGGTCTAACCATCGCTTTTCTATTTTATGCCAAACTCTAAATTTAACTTCTCTCATTGTATTCTTTCCACCCTTCCATCGACACGTTAAGATCTATCTCTGTTTCTTCAATAACTTCATAAAAATACTTTTCGCCTTTTTTGTCCATTGTAAGCCATCCATTTTCTCTCTCAATTAAAGTCATGAATGTTTTGCATTTAGGACCAGCATAATCTAGCACCCTCTGAACAATATCCGTTTTTTTGTTTTCTACATGCATCCATTCACAATTTGACGTTTTATCGCCCTTTGCTACTAACATTAATTTTCTATGAGTTTCCATCTAATATCCTTTATCAAATTTATTATTAAAATATTTTTAAGTTTCTTTATTCATTCTCTTTAGTACCCAACTAACAATTGTCTTATGGTCGTACTCTTCATCTTGAAGTATGGAGATAATAGCCTTGTCATTAAAATGGTTTTCTTGTTCTTTTTTATAATAGGCGTTAATTTGTGCCACTGAAAACATTATATATGCCTCTTTAAAATGAATTTTCAAATTTCTTATATGAAGATTGCTTTCGAGCGAACTTCAAGAATTTTACTAAGATTTTAGCAGTATCAATAACATCTGATAACGCCTCATGAGACTGGCCATGACTTTCTAATCCAAAGTACTTCTTAAGGGTATCTAATTTAAGATTATCTGGTTCTGGCATATTATCAAACCAGTAATAAATAATTGTTTGTAAATCAAGAGATCTTGGGACTTTGCCAAAAGGCCATTTGGTTTTATATTTAGTATTAATTCTTTCTAGGATTGGTATATCAAATCCGTCAACGTTATATCCAGATATAATTGGCTCTGTATAATAAATCTTTTTAGAAGGATTCTTCCTGATGTTATATTTGGAAAGGTAAGATATAAAACTTTTCCAAGCCATCTTTTCAGAAATTCCCTTAGACCATAAATCCATAATGCCAGCCGTTGTAGTTCCTCTTGTGTCAGCATGCCATTTAATAGTCTTTTCTCTTTCATCAGTTAGATAATCATCTGTGCCTAACTCATCTGGCCTGATTGTCATCTTAAAAGCATCATCAGTTAAGATTTCTAATGTTCTTGGATGGATAGCTACTGCCGCTATTTCTACTGGGTTTGCAATATCACAATTTGTTTCATCTGTTTCTAAATCCGCTACTATATAGTACTTATAATTCATTTATAGTTCTGCCTTTTTTAAGGTTTTTAAATCTAAGATAGTTTCGATCCAGTTCTCATTCCATTCTTCATTCCGTAAATAAGCACTAAATCCGTCATCTGTTAATTGGACTTCATATATGGGTTCATTTTTTTCATTGTATAAAATCATTTTTTTATCTTTTTATCCATTTTTCCTCCTTATTCAATAATCTCATTTATAGCAAGTTCCGCAACTGTCATAACTTTATCAAGCATCACAATACCTAAAGTGTCTAGCTTCAATAATCCAGCCGCTTCACAACTTTCACCCTCAAATCCTGCGACAAGCTCAGGCGATGACTTTAACCTAACCATCGGACAAGCTTCAGAAATAGGCTTTGTGCTAACAATTACTCCAGCAGCATGTCTAGATTGAATAATTTTAGTATATTCTAATCTCATGGCCTGCTTGAATACTTCTGATAATTCTCCTACAATTTCACCTTCTTCATCGACCTGAACCCATTCCTTAAACTTATCTGGCCTATTTTCTATAGACCACAATATTCCAGACTTGAAACCTCTAGACTCTTGCATCTCTTGCAACTCTTCTGAGATCATCGCCTCATCAAGTATAAATTCTGTAATACTAGTTTGAACACCAAAATTATAACCACCGTCTGCGGCCATGACTTGTTTCAAAGCCTTCTTGCCTTTCATAGTAGTGTATGTAATGATTTGTGCTACATTATTTTTCCCATATTTATCACGCAAATAATCAATAACTTCTTGCCTGATCATCTTAGGTACATCAATATCAATGTCTGGTAGAGATATATGGTCTTTACTTAATCTACCGGGATTCAAAAATCTTTCGAACAATAGATCATATTTGATAGGGTCAAGTTGTGTGATATTAACTAAATAGCTAACAAGGCTACCGCAAGCACTACCACGACCAACGCCTAACAACATATGCTTAGACCTGCAATACTCCAATATGTCACGGACAATAAGAAAGTACGATGAAAGGTTATATTCCTCAAAAACACCAAGTTCGTACTTTACCCTTTCTCCATATACTTCTTTTAGGTCTGGGTTTCCCACAATCAGCGGGGCAATCTTTTCCTTCCAGCCTTTAACACATAACTCTCGCAAATATTCCTTATCTGTTTTGCCATCTGGACATTTAAAGCTTGGAGGATTAGGGTCATGAGTGATATCATACTCTTCACACATATCATTTATTGCAAAGGTATTTTTTAATTCTTGATCGCTAAAGATGCTTGAGGCATTTTCATGGGAAAGCATATGGTAATTACTAGTTTTGAAGAATCTCTCGTACTGCGGAAATTCTTTTTTAATCTTATCTAAAGATTTATTATGTTGTGCTGATAATAGTACGTGGTGATCTGATTGGTCTTCTGCACTATAGTAGTGGGGGGAGGGTGTAGCGACCATTTGAACATCGGCATAGTCAGCTATTTCTTTAATAGTTTTATTTAGCCCCCTCATCCTTTTGTCAATTCCCATACCTGACAAGAAAAGGTTTTTATCGCCGAAGATTGATTTTAATTCTTTACAAATCTTTGTTCCTTCTACCATCCGATCTTCTGGGTCTGTTGAAGATATGAGGTTCGCCAAATAAGACTCAAACATTCCGGTAATACATACTAAGTTTTTATCTCTATTAATTTTCTGCATATCTTTAAGGTCTAACTTTGGCTTATTAAAATAGTTAGACTCAGAGTTTGACAGAGATACTAGTCTTAGTAGATATTTCCAGCCTTCATGATTCTTAGCCAAAAGAGTAAGACTTCCAATTTGTGTGGATTTTTTATCTTTGCTATCTTCATATATATCGAAAGTGCAACCGAGTATTGGCTTTATGCCGTTTGATTTCATATTTGTATGAAAGTCAATAGCCCCTGAAACACTGTTATAGTCAGTTACAGCACACGCTGCTATATTATTCTTTTTAAGAAGGTCGGCTAGTTTTTTACATCTAATAATAGATTTTGTTATAGAGTATTCAGTATAGCAAACTAATGGTATATAAGATTGTTCAATATCACTCATCTTGCAAGTCTCCTATATTATTTTTTTCTTCTTCGAGCTTATTAAAAATATAGTCACTCAAATCTGAGGCACTACAAAATGCTTCATAGTTTTTCATAGCCAATATAACAACATCATATACATCTTCTCTATTCATCTACTTCTCCAGGTGCTTTATAGAAATTGCAGTCGTGGCCTTCTTGGCTCATGTTGTTGATGACCCAATCCATTCCGTTCTTCTCTGTATAGTACTTGATTTGTTCGCACTTCGACATGGGTTTTTTGAAATTAGGACGATTTGGTCGATTTTCTATGATTGGGAGGATGGAAGTTCCTTCAAAAGACGTTTTTCCGAAGTAACACATACTCTTGCACATCCACCTTTCGGGTGGGTTTAGCTGAGGTCTATCAACCTTTTGCAAATACTCAAACTTATTTTTAAGCATATCTTTTGTAGTCTCTATATCTTTATCTTGAAAATGAACAGTATAGGGGCCACCATTATTTTCTATTTGTTTGTTATCATGATTTAAAAAATACATAGTAGCCAAAAAAGTAGAAACCTCTGGATATAATTGCTTAGCAGCTAAATGATACATTCTAAGTTGAGGGTCTACAAACATTTTTCTAGGCGTTTTAACTTCACCTGTGGCCCAATCTTTACGTGCCCCAGTTTTATAGTCAGTAATCTCATAGACGCCATTCCCCATATCACTGATAAGGTCAATGGTTCCCTTGAGGGCAAGTCGCCCCTTTATAATCTCACCCTTATATTCATACTCATATTTAGCCCAATCTTCCTCTAATTCAAAGTCAAAGCTAGGCTCAGTAGCAACAACATTCCTTTTACATGGATCAAATAACCCATCTTTAAACTCAAGTGCTTCCCACATCCAAGTAGTACACTCTTTCAAGTCCTTAGGAACCCACTTACTATGCTTCTTAAGATCATGGTGAGGAGTTTTCTCCCTGTAGTAATCAAAGCACTTCGCTAAAATTTCATTTAGATAATCCGCCTCGTAATTGTCAGTCCGTACTTTCCCTACTATATCATCTGTGATAAACTTTTTACCATCTTGGAGGGCCTCCTTTGCCATAGCACATATTTCCAAAGCTTTATGGACAATAGTTCCCTTGTCGGCGGCTTTGCCAGATGGAGACCTCCACCCCAAAATGTACTCTGAAAATGCTTGCTGCTCGCACATCCTAAATCCATTGAAAGATGAGCTTCTAAAATAGACTATTGGTATTCCCACGCTATTCCTTTAATTTAAATTTGTTCATTTTAATAATATAGTCGTCACATCGAACTTCAATATCATAAAATTCTTTTGGATTTAATTTATCTGCTTCTATAATATTATTATATTGGTCTGTTAAAGAAGCATGTATTTTATAGTGTGCTGATGGTACTATATACCATGTTTTATCCGAACCTTCTAGTTCTACGGTATAATTTTTATTATTAAGTGTGTAGTCAATCTTTACTTCTACTCCTCCGAAATCTTGTTCTAAATTAAACCACGTCTCTATGGACACGTCAGTAATTTTAGGAACAGGTGGGGTGGCATAACTAACAGTTGTCCCGCCTTCGGCTAAGGAACTAGGTACTACTACTGCTGCCGCAGCGAATGTAATAACTTTATTAAAATTTCTTCTATCCATTTAATTTAATCCTTGTGGAATAACTTTGCTAAACTGCTTAACAATATTGTATATTTCCTCATTAGTTTCAGATATGCTTAATTTAGAATTATCAACTACAGCATTACATAGATCTAGATTTACTTGCTCACTTCTATGCTTCTTTTGATCTTGCCGTTTATCAATTACTCTTTTTAAGCCAATAACAAATCCCCCTTCTTCTTGAACTAGGTGGATCTCGTTGTCAAATCTACAATCAGATATTAGGGCAATTTCTGGCTTGTCTTGTCTGATTTTATTAATAGTAGCCGAACACCAAATATCGTCTCTAATTTGCCTACACACATCTGTGCCAAACCACTGCATAAAGTCTCGACCGGTCATAAAACCGTTTCTTCTAAATACGGTGCTTCTTTTAATTTCAGCTGATGCCGTCTTATATACTTCTCTGGAGCCAATAACTCCAGGCATGTTTTGCCATCTATAAGTTGTTGGAGCATTTTTTTCGTCATCGGTACCATATATAGAATTGTAACCTAATCCTAAAACATTAACTAGGAAGTTTTTTAATGGATCAGCAAAGGCATATATTCTAGAGATATGAATATTCTCGTTAAACAAAGCATCAACATTAACCATTGGGTGCTTTAAGTCAAACCATTCCATGCTGGCTATCTTCTCACCAAAAATATCAGATACCTCGATTTCTCCTTGGTCATTTATTCGAGCTTTTTTAGAAACTCCATACTCCAAAATTTTCAACATAGCAATAAAATTACATGCAGTGTTTTTACCTGATTGTTTTTCGCCAGCTATGGCAATAATTTGTGTCATAAAATTTCTTCCTTTATCTTCGTAGTTATAGGTTTTAATATTTGGGTTAATTTGTCAGAAGGAGTATCTGAAATATCATTTTCAATTAAAATGTTGGGAGTATATACGTTATATAAGCTAGAGCATTTTTCCTTAATTTCTTCTGAAGCCTTTTTGCCTGCTTCATCATTATCCATTAAGACTAGTATACTGCTACTTAGGGTAGCATCTAATAAAGATTTTTGATAATCACCAAATGCGGTACCAAAAATAGCAACAACATTATAAAATCCGGCCTCATGCAATCTCCATACGTTGCCAGGGGATTCTACTAAAATTGTATATTTTTCTTTATTTATATGGGGAATTGCGTTTGAATAATTGTAAAGGTTTTGCTCTCTACAGAAACCTTTAGTGTGTCTCCATTTTGGAAACCAAATACATCCAGAGTCAGGACTATGATAATGGTTGCATTTTTTACATTTATCAAAACAGCTCCTACCAGTAATGCCAACTATATTACTACCAGTATTATCTAATACCGGCACAATAGACCTATTAAACATAGGCTTGCTAGAGTTGTTGCAAAATCCAACATTAAAAAACTTAAGCGTCTCTGGCTTAAATCCTTTCTGCTTTTTAACATAATACTCAGAAGGTATCTGCGTGTTTTTTTGAAAGTACTCAAGAGAGCAAAGGGGTTTTTGTTCTTCTGCCTCAAAGTCAAAATAATTAACGATTGAGTTAAAGGCTTTTTGTTCCACCACTTCTTTTAATGTTTCATCCATACTATCAAAGTTATTTTCAGTAAATTTTAAGAGAAAATCTACTGCTTCCTTAAATGTTGCTTCCTTATCCCCTATCTTAGTCCAACTATATAGCTGGCTAGATAATCCTCCACGTACTAGGTGGATGAGGCTTTTTCCAAAATGTTCTTCGCATTGATGAGTGCGGCATTTATAGTGAATCATATAGTCTGCATTATGATATAAGTTCAGTGCTGACATATTGTCACCTTCGTGTATAAAGCAGTTTGATTTACACAGCTCATTGGTGATATATAAATTAGCTACGTCAAAATAATCATATAATTCTTCTATTCTTTCTGCCGCATCACGTTCTAATTGTTGAAGTTTTCCTGAGTCGTATTTCTGTTTAGAATGGGACGTCGTCTTCTTCATTGATTATTTCTTCCTTATAGCTTTGTGACGGCTTAGACAAATTGGTGTAATGCTCTGTGATTTTAGCCTTTGCTCCATCAAAAACGATATTAATATATTCACCATCTTCTAAGCCAGCACCGTGCCTTCCTAAGACGGGAACTAACTTCCTGTCTCCAAAATCTTTGCCATCTTCTGCCTTTTCTTCGTCTGATTTAAACTTATATATAACAAAGTTAGAACAAAGCCAAATAATACGATCCGAGCCAGAAGCTGTATCAGCACTTTCTTTTGTGATACCATCTCTATTGAGCTGGATAAATGTTAGTATGGGTAGATCATACTTAATGGCAAAGTTGTGTAGACCAGTCATCATGAATCCTAACATCTGAAATTCACTTAAATTCTCAGATTTCATACCCTCGGCGTCCATCAGCTTTAAGTAGTCATAGATGATATAGCAATCATTAGTCTTACCAGTCTTAGGGTTGATACCGACGTTCTTCGTGATCCACCTTCTCATCAAACCAATCTGTTCCTCAAAAGATCGGCCTGAAATATTCATATGATATAAAGGTATATCCTCATGTTGCTCAATAGCATTTTTGATATCAATCTTTTCGCCTGGATTTTGTCCAAACTTACCAGTTTCAATTTGATCTATAGAAACATCAGATATGTTAGCTAGGCCACGATCCATCGTATCCTCTAATCTCATCTCTGTATCTAAGATAAGGACTGGAATATTTAGATTTTTAGCTACATGGATACCCACATTCAAGCCAAAGAAGCTCTTACCAACTTTACTTCTAGCTCCGACAACACTTACGGTTCCCCTTCTATTGCCGCCGCCAATTGCTTTATTATATAGCGGGAATGGAGTAGGTATACCAATATTGTCACTAGGGTTATCAGATAAATAATCAGCACGTTCTTGTGCATTTTTAAATAACTTAGTTGGCTCATCTTCATGCTCGAATAAGTTATACATAAAGTCGAACAAAGACTCTTCCGCAATTCCCAATATCTTAGATAGTGGCTCACTTCCGGTAATCTCTGAATATTTTTGCTGGGTATCACGTAGTTGACCCTGAATTTGTCTAGCAACTTCTAGCTTCTTGATCTTAGCTGCAAAAAGCCTAGCGTTATCCTTTTCGGCTGGAAATTTAAAAATACCGGATAGGTGATTAATTTGTTCTTTTTTATTGACATACTCTGATATGCCAAGCTCTTTTGCTGCCATTAAAATAGATGGTAAATCAACCTTCTTAAAGGCAGGGTCTTTAAACAAATGGTTCAAACAACTATAAATCATAGTGTTTGTTTCATTAGTGAACGTCTCTGCTCTGATTAAGTCGGTTACATCATTATAAACCTCTTCACCATATCGGCAAATAGAAGCTAATATTGCTCTCTCTGATGTGATATCTGCTAGCATATTAGCCTCCTGAACAACTATTGCATACGTATGGATTAAACTTCTTCTCACCCTTTTCCGTGGAGGTGCGTATATTTAACGCAGGATGAACCTTTTCTTCCTTATTACAAATTCTACACACAACATCAACCTTCTCTAATGGAGCCCTACTACCAACAGGCTCATGCCTACTAATAGAGTCTAGCTTAGATGCTCTTTCTAGCTCTCTAATTTCAAAAGGGGTTAGATCATCAACATCACCCAATAGACCAGTTACTAAATCTTCCGCACTACCATTGTCTTCTACTACTACTTCTCGTACTTTCTCTTTAACATTATTCTTCTCTAATAGTATTTTTTTTAGTCTTTTATCCATTTTTTGTTGCCTTCGCTCGTTGAAGATTATTGAAACTATCACCTAAATTTTTTAGTTGAGTAGAAAGATAATTTAACCTGTCCATTCTTTGCTGCGTATAAATCTTGATTTTTTGCAGCTTTGATGCGGCACCATCTTGTTTGATTGCTTGTGCCTCTTGGCTATCCCACTTTCCGGGAAATTGATGACACACACTAGATATTATACTTGTTATTTTGTCCGAACACCAAGTATTACGTGCTTTTTCTCTATTAAATGCCCTCATAATATGATATGCCATAATATTGCACTCTACAGACATTTCAGCACATTTCTCAATAGTCATTTTTTCTCTTCTATGCTGTCCCATATTGAGATATTCCTCAATGTCAGATTCATATCCAGAATCTACAGTTGGTACTCCTAAGGTATTTTCATATTCATCAAGTGCTTCATCAATAGTACTCATTATGTCACTTATTGATTTTTGATCCTGTTCTCCCATTCCTTCTCACTTTCGTTGTATGGTAATTCTATGTATATTAGGTTGTTTACTTCACACCATTCTATCAAATCTAGATCACGTTTTTTTTGTATCAAAAAGTCCTGTGCCGTACGGTGAAATAAGCTATTCATTTTATAATGCTGCTGTCCATGGACTTCCACAACCATAGCAAATAAAGGAAGATAGAAATCAAGAAATACATTCTTGCTTCTACTCAGCTTAATGCCAACTTCTTCTAGAATATTAACTGTTGGAAAAAGCTCCTTTAAAATACCTTTTGCAGTTTTGTGGAGTTGGGACTTAGGTCTTGTATCGTTGGCATAGACACGAGAGTTAGATGTATTAGCAGCATACATCTGATCGTCCAATCCCCTAAATTTCATTGACAAACCCCAACATACTATAGATTTCATTTTCTAAAACTTTATACATTTCAGGCTCGCACTCTAATAGTGCCGCCATCTTATTTTTACCCTGCATTTTTTGTTCTCCCCAACTAAGCCATGAGCCAGCTTGTTTCATGACGCCGAACTGTATTGCTAAGTCTACTACTTCTAATTCTTTCCAAACCCCATGGCCATATCTAATATGGCTAAAGAATTTCATACCAGGAGGGCCGATAGCTGAAGTTTTAACGAACCATTCTACAGTTTGGCCTATAATTTTTTCTCCTTCTTTAAGGTCTGAACAATATAGAGCTTCTAACTTAACATCTGTTTGATATTGTAGTGCAGTCCCAGATTTCTCTGTCATTTTTTTCTTAGACGCAGGATTGATGTTAGCCATTTGGTGTGTAATGCCTACCACAATAGTATTATTAATGGGTAATGTGTTAGATATTTTTTTACAAAATTTGGCCAACTTTTTGTGGATAGGTGCTACCTCATGAGACTCAAAATCATTCTCCATTTCTGCCTTACTGCACAATGCTGAAAAAGAATCAATAACAGATACAGATCTTGGTACTGAATGGATAATCCCATCAAACATTCCTAGAAAATCTTCTCCACTCAATATCTTCTCTTTTGTTGAAGTTAGCACTTTTAAGTTTTTCTCATCTAGTTTTAGTCCATTAATACCTAGAAGGTCACGTTCTTTAATACGACCCTCAATATTGCCGAAATAAATCTTCCTACCTTGAGCTTGGGCATTAGCACAAAAAGACAAGGCCGTCACAGTCTTACCAATCTTTGGCGCACCTGTTAATACAACCATGCTACCCTCTGGTATACCACCGCCAAGAGCAACATCAATAGCTGGGCTAACTCTAATAATCTCTTTCCTTTGAGCCATAATAAAAGAGGCGTCTTGTAAAACATTACCGAATTGCTTTGTAAGCATCCCTTCTATATTATCTGCTGTTACTGGTTCCGAATTTTCTACTTTTTTCTTTTTTGCCATTTATAATTCCATTAATATAGATAGTATACTGTCTTTTTTCTTCTGTGCCCTAACTGTATCGGTATCAATAGGATCATGCATGGTCTGGATTTTATCCAAAGGTTTTGCCTTACATTCTTCTACCAATAATCTAACCCAACCTGGGGCTAAAGAATACATTCTCTTATTATGCTTTACGACATACAATACTTTTTCTTCGCCATATTTTTTTATTAAACTATATGCTTTGATGGTTTGCAATTTTAAATATTTATGCCAATAATCATAATCCTTGTTTTCTGACTTTGACTTTAGCCAAAAGGCCCTTGGTAATTCTTTGTTTTTACTAAGGGCCAGTCTCTCGCACATAACTTCACCAAGCCATTGACCAACTGTTACTTCAGCATTTGGTTTAAAGCGTGATGGATATTTAAATTCATATTTCATATTTATTTCATTTTGAATGTGTACTTTGACATATATGCTGGTTTATCTTGCTTTGCGTCTCTTGATGCGTCTGACCTAGCAGATTCTGCGCCAGTCATGATTAAGACGCCAGTTTCTTCTTTGCCGCTAGTAGCTTTAACAGTAAGGGTTTTATCTGCATTTACTTCTTCATCTTCATCTTCTGCCAACGCTTCAAGATCAATCATATACTTAGAGACAGTTGGCACACCTCTACCAATAAACTTTGCAATTTCTTTTGCCTCTTTGCCATCCATTTGCATGCCTGTAATAATATATTTTTCTTCCAATGTTAATTTACCTTTTTTAAGCATCTGTTGCCTTTCTTTGAGCGTCTAGTAAATAAGCCTTATTTTTTGTTCTTAAGAATTTTAAATAAGCTCTAAAAATGTTTTCGTTATGCTTTTTTAGCTGCCATGTTTTTCTACCAGCCAAACTTCTAGTTTTATGTCGTGTCTCTTCCATAAACATACCATTTGGATCATACAATTGACCGTTATCGCTAGTCAATATATAATACTTAGTATTTTCTTTTCCCTCTTGAGTGAAAGTACGTTCGAGAGCAATGGCCTCTTCTTCTGTGTCAACTCTGTATTGGCCATCTGTATCTGTGAATGTTGACTTAAAAGAGTCGCTATAACATTTTACATTATCTTTTTCCGCAGGTGCGGCATCAATAATCTCAGAATTATTATCTGGCTTCATTTTAAATAGTGAAGTTTTCTCTAATTTCATTATTTACCTTTCTTTTTTAGTGGTGTATGTCTTTTCATGTCAGATGAGTCTTTAATCCACTTCATACCAGCAGGAGCCTCACTATGAGGATTGGTTTCTTTAGTTTTGAACTCTTCCCTCATTTCCTGTACTTTCTCTTTTCCGTATTTCTTAGATTGCTTTTCAGCATATTGGCCTATAGTAGTGCAGTCATTTAGGCTGAATACATAAGCCGAAGAAATATTATCTTCGCTGAAATCTCTATTAACTTTTTTAGTTTTACAAGAGGGACATTTGACATTTTTTATTTTTTTGTCATACTCAGAAATAGTCCAAAACTTATTGAACTTCTCTGAACATTTGTCACACTCAAAATTATACTCTGGCATTTATTTTTCCAATTCATTTTTGTTAATTTAGATGTTATATTAATGTTGTGCCACCTAATGTTATAGCCACGCTATCTTGCCTAAAATCCTTGCGGCACTTTATAATATCATCCATTAATACTGCAACTTTATCATTTGTTATTGAGCATACCCAGCAGGCATTTTGCCATGGCTTATCAAAGGACGAACCTCCAAAAAAGTGAACCTTAGTAGCTTGTTCTATATAATTGCCTATTAGCTCGCAAAAATCTGCCCATTCATGCTGGGATAATTTATTATCAGAATTTCCTATTTGTACCACTAAGGTATTTAAGGTATTTTCTATAATTTTTTTTCTAGATTGATCACCATAAGATATTTCGTTGTCTTCCATTTTTTCATCCTTATTTTATAGTTAATTGAAACCATCTCCCATCTTTTGGTCCTGATCCGTGTTCTACGCCATAGCCCTTTTTCGTAAAGATATCCTCAAAATAGTCTACATAATTGTTGGGGATATATAAAGATATGGTTCTTCTTTTATATTTTATAGCTATTTCTATAGCATCTGTAACCCTTCTTAAGATGTTTATTGTTTCAGTGGTGGCATCATTGCTTATCTTAGTTTTTGCCGCACTTGCAGTTGGAATCCTATTAACAAGCTTCTCTACTACTTTATTCATTGTTGCCCCTTCTCTTTTAATTTCATGTTTCTCAACATCATGAAAAATCTTTGTGAAATTGTATGAAGAGTCTTTCAAGGTTATCGTCGTATTTTCTTTCCCACAGTTTATTGTGGTTTCCATAGAAAAGATATATCCTGTATAACCCCTGACAGTTACTATGTCTTGGTATGAATCTAGATCTAACATATTGCTCCTAAAAATTGGTACGGTAAGGGGCTTGAGGAACTTCTTATCGTTTCCATTCCTTTAGCTAATCGCTGTCATATCGGACTTCGCTAATCGCACCCTTAAGTGGTATGGGTAGGATTCGAACCTACTAGGGGATACTAGACAATCTGTTACCCCAAAATTGATTTACTAACACCGTCGTTTCCAATTGTCTTTGTCTGTCGTGATTTCAGCTTCAATTTGCGTCTTCCAATTTCGCCACCATACCAAAAAGTGTGGGCGGGATTCGAACCCGCAATCTGTAGAGTCGGCTAGTGTCCATCACTCTACACTTCGCTGCCGTTGTGTCTACCGTTCCACCACCACACTAAAGGCTCTTGACAGAATCGAACT